CTGCCAGGGTGGTGCGCTGGATCAGGCTGTTCCAGGGGTGAGCTCGAAACACATAGTCGCGGATAAAATCATAACGCTGGTTGCAGATCCGCGCAGCCTTGCTGTCTTCAGTCAGGCTGATGATGTTCGACGCACCGATCTGGTTCAGCGCTGAGTTACAGATATCGACGACTGATGCCATTCCAAGCCCCTATGAAAGAAGGGGGCAGCCTGAGCTGCCCCCTCGTCGTTAGCTGATGACGTAGAGCATCGTCACGGCGATGGAGCCGGTGCCAGCGGCGCCGCCCATAGTGACCGTGACGGTCTTGCCATTCTCGTCAGCATCGACCTCTTCGCCATTCAGCAGCGCGAGCGTGGCAGCAATGTCCACGATCTGTGCCGATGTCGAAGCGGCTGCGGCCTTGTAGGCAGCTGCAGATGCCGAGACGGCGGTGCCATCCGCCTTGGTGTGGGCTGCGAAGCCGACAGACAAGGTGGTTGACGATCCCAACGCATCGTGAGCCAGCTGGCCCTGGAGGATGCGAGCGCCATCAGGCAGGGTGAACATTTCGATCACGTCGCCAGATGCCAGGCTCGAAGCCTCGTAGGTGCCGTGAGCAACGCGGACTTCACCGCCTAGCTCGTTGGCTTTCACGAAATCAGAAGGGTCGTCTTGAGTCAGCGTGGTTTGCTGCGTGCTATATACAGTAGCCATGTCTCATGCCCTCCCTATGCGCTCTCGTCACAATCGATCTGCACAACCTTAGCTTCCTCCATACGGGTCGCCCCGAATGTCGCGCAGTAGTAAACCTGCGTGGAGTAGCTCTTGTCGGAGCGCTCATCGATGCGTGACATGACATCCTTGCCGACGGCCAGCTTGATGCCGTCCTCGGCCCATGCAAAGCATGTGCGGATGTTGCCGGACTTTGCGAGGCGTGTGCTCATGTGGAACTGGAAGCCCATGAACGTGTTGATCTCACCCTGGACCAGAGCCTTGACCGTATTGAAGTCAGAGCTGGTTACAGAGGTGGTGTTCAACAGCGCCTCGATTTGATCAGGCCCGACGGCGATATGCCGAGGGATCGAAGGATCCACCGAACCATTGTCGAGGATCTTCTTTGCCTGGATCAGCTTTGCCACGGTCAGGTCAGCCGAGCCGTTGGCAATCTGGTTTGCGGACAGCATCGAGGTGCTGGTCGAACCGGACTTGCCTGTCTTGGCGGTTCCTGTTGCGGCGGTGATGATGGCATCATCCATCGCCCGGCCCATTGCAGCAGCAGCTGCCTGAGCATAGGTTGATGTCGGATCGATCAACATGCGGACCTTGTCAGCATCATCGATCAAGTCAGCCCATTCATACGAATCCATCGTGACCATTCGTCTCGAATGGGGGGTCTCGACGACGGGGGTGTCCCCGTGGCGCGAGGTGCGCTTCACAGCAGCGGCTGCTCCGACCTGGTCGAAGAAAGCCTTTTCGCCCGTGACGCTCTCCTCAGATACGCCGCCCCGAAGAATGGAGCCACGCTGCTGAGACAGGAGCTGGACGTTGGTCGAAAACTGCTGGGAAAACGCGGTGGTGATTTGAGCACTCATGTTGCTCTCCTTTCACACTAGCGTTTTGATTGCTCGCTACCCGGCGACCGCCGGACGAAAGGTTCGTACAGTTTACGGCTGCGTCCGCCAGGGGCCTGGGGCTTGTCCTGGTTTTTGTGTCTGTGTTTGCAGGGGCCGGAGCTTGTCCTGCGTTACAGACTAGGCAGAGATGGCTGCGATCTTCTCTTCGATCTCGTAAGCCCTCCTCACCTGGAAGTCGTGCTCTGGATGCCTGTTGTCCCAGTACGGGGTGCCAGGTGCGCGCAGCTGAGCCAGCTCTTCACGCATTTCGTCAGGCGTCTGTCCGCCTGTCATCTTCACCCCTTCGAGCGTGTCCTCCGACACTTTCTCATGGATGAAAGATCCGATGTTTGCCAGGAATCGGATGAAGGACGGGTTGTCGCCCAGCATCGTGCCGTCCGGCATGGGTGTCTCTGCAAAGTCAAGCTCACCGAAAGTCTCGAGCGCTGCGTTGGCCAGGCCCAGCTGATCGTCATAGGCCTCGCCCCACTCGCGCTTGAGCTCGAGCTCTGTGTCTGCCTGGATCTGCTCGCTATGTGCCTGGTCCTGTCCGACGAGCTCGCCGAGCCGTCCGCCATAAGCGTCCATGATCGTCTGCGCCTGGGCGTTGTTGAGCCCGGCCTCATGGGCCACGCCCATAAACCACTGAACCACCCCGTCGTCCGGCTGGACGCCCTCTGGAGGGGTGTAGTTGATCTGGTAGCCGCTAGGGTCCTCTGGACGCCCGAGCTTGCTGTAGACGGCGTTCCAATCGTCAGCAGTGGACGATTTACCTGGAAGCGCAATCTTGTCAGCGCCGATCATGGATTGTGCGTGGACAAAGCCCTTCGCCAGGCTACCAACATCCTGGATGGTTAAAAGTGATTTGTGATCCCGGATCTCCTCGGGGATCATTGAGCGCCAGTCTTCGCTGGTGCCAGACGGGGCTACCTCCTCGGTGGAGACCTCCGCTACCTGTTCTTCACTCATTCTGTGCCATTTCCTCTAGCTGTTTATGGTCGCGCAGCATCGACTTGATGAACAGAACCACCGTGCGCTGCCCCTCACGGTAGGCTGTTTCGTTGGGATCTACAGAGAAGGTTGAAGAATGTTCACAAAACCTCACGCCCAGATCCTCGAGGATCCGCTCCCCTTGAACTGACGTGAAGACCTCCTTGTAGAGCTCCCTGGTATCTTCCGGCGTCATTGCTTGGTCGCCTCAATAAACGGCGCCGCTGCCCCAGCTGCCTGGGCTTGCTCGGTCAGCTGCTGCTGCTGAGCCTGGGCTTGCTGTGCCTGGGCGCGCTGCTGGCGTTCCTGGGTAACTTGCTGGTCGCCCTTGATGGCTGTTGCCGGGATGCCGAGCACCTTGATGATGTGCTTCGAGACGCCGTCTGTGTCGATGTAGTCCATGATGGACGGGTCAATCTGGGTGAGCGGCATCATTAGCTCGAGCAGCCTGGTCAGCGCCTGGATGTCGCCCTGGCGCTGTGCTTTGGCCAGTGGGCTCACATATTCGATCTCGATGTTTCTGTCGCGCATGAACTCCGGTGCCGGCGCAAAGGCCTTGTTTCTGGCCAGGATGTTGTAGGTCCTGCTGATAAGCGGCTGCAGCAGCTCGGCTTGCATCCGGCCCATGACCGGGCCCAGGAGGCGCATCTTCTCTTCTGTCCGCTGCACAACCTCGGTGGCGGTCATCTGCGGTCCCTGGCCCAGGATCAGCTGATCGACATAGAAGGCTGCCCTTATTGCCTGGCGGCGCTGTTCCTCCATGTTGAGGCCCAGAGGGTTATTAGCCCCTATATTTAGTGGTTCGATGCGGTCGCGTGTCCCGCTGCGATAGAAATTGAGGCCGCCTGGCACGGTCCTGACCGGCAGGATGAAGCCGTCGTCTGGCACCAGGAGCGGCGGATCCACCTGTTTCTGTGCAGCGCGGATCGTCACCTCGGACATCTTGTTCAGCATCTTGATGTCAGCCAGGGCTGTCATGCTCGGGCTGCGGCCGTATCCGATCTCGAAAGAGCTCTTGAGGAACCTGGGTGCCATATATGGGAACTCATCAAAGCCCCCTTCGCTGATGATGATCTTCTCCTCGGGATCCAGATAGACCGACGCGATAGGCTTGTTCTGGCTGTCCACCTTGGTCACGTCCCGCTCGTCGCGCTTATAGACGGCGTGGATCAGGGTCATCATCTGATAAGGATCTGTGTCGGCTTTTTTCAGCATCTTCGGGCTGACGTTCTCAGCGCCAAAGCGCGCCATCACGGCCCTCGCCGGCATCTTGAACTTGCGATAGACGGTATCGACGCGGCCATTCTGGTCTTCTGAAAGATAGCACTCGGATATGTGCCTGGTCGAAAAGCGCAGAGAGAAATCATCATCTGCCTCAACGAACATGACGGCCGTGCCGAATGTAATCAGATCGTGATACAGCTCGTGGATCTGCTCCTGGAAGTTGGAGCGATTGAAGCTGTTATACATCACGTCTTCGACAGACTGCAGCCACTCCCTGGCTTCGTCATCGCCATCGAGCTCGCGGTCACCAAAGCTCAGTGAGAACCAGCTGGTCGAGGCGTTGGTCAGCATCCCGTGCAGCGAGGCGCTGAGCAGCTCGGCCGCATGGATGGCGGTGCCGTCGAAGATCAGCTCGGAGCGCTTGTCACCAGGAGATCTGACCTTTGTCACGTCTGCCTTGCGCGGCACGACGTAATCAGCAATCTCTTGCCAGTGGCTTTCCCAGGTTTGGCGCTGGTTTTCCAGGCTGCCAAAGCGTTTCAGCAGCATGGCTGCGTTGTCATCCACGGCCATGTTAGCTCCCTAGAAGCTGTTTCTTTTCTGTTGGCGCAGCGCCCAGGACGCCGCGTGAGCTCGTCAGGATGCTCCTGGTACGTCTGCCCTGCCTGTAGGGGCTAGATCTGCCCCTGGCTGCGGCTGCGGTCTCTGTGGCGCCCCTGACAACCGAGCGAGGCTGAACAGGGTCCGCCGCCGGCGCGGCCGGGCCGGAGGAGCCTGGCGCGCCTCCGCCGGGAGATGAAGGCGGCGCACTAGCGGGCGGCGGAGCTGCTGGAGGCGGAGCTGCAGCTGATGCTGCTCTCGGCTGATCGTTGTCGCTGCTCATATCGGGTGGCGCAAACGGGTTGAACTCTCCTCGGCCTGAATAAACCCTGGCGCCCATCCTGTTGGTGTTGATGACGCCGACAACCTGGCCGCGATCATCCCTGACAGCCTCGCCGCCGAGCTCCAGGCCTCGTGTAATATTCCGGCGGTTCATGTCACCTATGGCGCCCTGGATGGCTCCCAGGGTTCCTGGCAAGCGATTCGCCTCAGCTCGACGCTGCCTGGCTGCGACCTGATTGACAGCCGCGCGGTTATCGCGTCCGCTGTCTTCTGCTACCGGGCCGCCCATCAGCTGGCCTCCTTCTTCTTCGCCTTGCCCATCAGGCTGGCATATTCCAGGGGTGCATCCTCAATGACGCCGCGCGCACTGGTCTTGACGGTCTTAGCCCGGCTCACAGCCTTCGGATCCTTGGCCCTGCGCTTTGCAACCTCGACAGGGTCATTCGGCCTGACAGTCGGCTCAGGGACCACGGGCGGCGGAGGTGGCGGCGGAGGCGGTGGAGGTGTTGGAACCTTTGGTCTTAAAAATCCCATTACAAGCTCATCCCCAGTGGGTTGTACTTACTGTCGGCCATGATCTGTGGCGGCCGGTCTGACCAGTTGTTCTCGCGTAGCCCTACCGCCAGATAGCGGAAAGCATCCGCAGCATGGCTCGACCAGTCATGGACAGGCGTGTTCCTAAAGCTGCGAAGCCGCTCATTGTAGGCCCGGTGATACTGCCTGAGCGCCTCGAGCCCCGGCTTGGTGAGCTCTGAATCAAACCAGCACCGAGGGATCAGCATCTGTGCGGCATGGAGCCCATCCTCGAGCGGCAGCTTCGGAACTACCCTAAAATTTATTCCTAGATCCCAGGCAGTCTCGCGGCGGCTCTTGCCAGAGCCCAGCTCGCGGACCTCAATATCGTGCGGCGCGTTGTGGGTGCCGTAAAAATAGTCCTTCTCCTGGAGAACCTTCGCGTAATGCGGAAGGCCCTCCCCCCTGTTCTCGTAAAAATCTATGACGTGGATCGCCCTGCCGACAGACTGCGTGAACCAGATCGCAGTCGAGTCGCCAACACCAAGATCCCACCAGGTATCCACCCTGCAGCTCGGGTCGTAAGGGACCGAACCAATGCGGCCCTTCTCATGAGCCTCCTGCATCTCCTTGCCAAAAACAGCCCCCGGTACATTCGCCACCCAAGAGCACTCATACTCCTGAGCATACTGGTCAGCCGTCATCATCGACCTGGCTGCCTCGAGCTCCTCATCATCAAGGATCCCGGTCTCACTCGCCCGATAGATCGCTGTGTGCCAATCAGACTGCCCCTCAGCAGCCGTATAAAGCTCATAGAAGGCGTTGTGGCCCCTGGGTGTACCAATGAACAGCGCCCAGCCCTTGCGGTCGCTCAGAGCCGGCCTGATGATCTCAGGAAACAAACTCTCCGGCATATCCGCCATCTCGTCCAGGACAGCCCCGTCCAGGTAAATCCCCCGAAGACTGTCAGGGTTCTCAGCACCCAACAGCTGGATCCTCGCACCATTCGGCAGATCCGCTCGCAGCTCGGTCTCATGGAAGCGCACCATAGGCACCGCACCAGCAAACTGCTTGAGATAATCCCAGGCAACAGCTTTGGCCTGGCGATATGTGGGCGCAATGTACGCATACCTCGGATTAGACTCAGCGCACAGGATCGCATCCCTCAGCAGATGGTTGATCGCCATGACCGTCTTGCCAAAGCGCCGATGACATACAACGACGCCCCAGCGCTTGCTCGAGAGCTCGCCGTGGAGCTGGCCCTGCAGTGGCCTGGGAGCGTAGGGGATCTCGATCTGCATCAATCGTCGTCAGAGCTGTCAGGGCCGGAGCAAGGACACTCGGCGTAGTGCTCCAGGCAACGTGGGCACACAGGCTCTCCGCAAAGCTCACATGGCGCGCAATCGGCTGCGTAAATTACGGGGCGGGTCAGGTCTATGTCCATGCGAGAGACAGGCTCCTGTCAGGCTATATATGTATATAGATCCGGCGGCCGGGTCTGGGGGTGGTGGGGGTCCTCGGCTGCCAGGCAAAGCCCCCGGTGCGGGAGCCGATCCCGCGCCCAAACCTAGCAGAGCCGGGCATCACAGCCCGCTCGGTCACTGCTCGGTCACTGAGCTGCGCTGAGTAAACTGAAACTTGGTTGACATGCCTGGTCTGCCTCGTGCGCGCGAGCCCTGCCACGCAGCCAGGACACTACACTGCTCACCCCGCAGTAACGGCCCCGCCTTGCCAGCTCAGCGTGATCGCCCCGCTGGTCTGCTGCTTGTCGTCTGCCTTGTCTCTGATCCCGAGCGGCTGCATCTGCCTTATGTGCTTGTCCTTGTGGTCAGCCTCGAGGCGACGACGCTGCACCTCAGCCATAGCCAGCTTTGGATCTGTCGGCAGCTCAGCCTCGACCAGGTCAAGGATCTGGTCACGCATGACCTCGCACTGCAGAGCCCTGGCCCTTCGATATGCGCTGTAGGCATCCTCGTTGTCCTGGACATAGCGCAGCATGGTCCGCCAGCTCGGCAGATGTTCGCTGTGGTTGCAGATCCTGGTCAGGCTTTCGCCTTCCGCAATGCGGTCACAGATCTCCTGGAGCTGCTGCTTTGTAACCTTACGCTTAGCCATACGGCCCCCAAAGAAATGAGGCCAGGCTGTTGCGAACCTGGCCCCAAGGGAAGGAGGAAGGGCTCGAGCTGCAGGGAGCAAAACTCGAGCTTGGCAAAGACTGTACGCTTTTCACGACAATCGTGCAAGCCCTGTCGATTTTCACGTCAAGGCCCTTGGCAAATGATGCCACAGTGCTTATATTCAAGGTGAAAGGAGATTCGATTGACTGACGAAATGACTGTCGAAGTGATCTTTATGTGGGTCGCCGGGGTTTGCACCTTGGGCGGCCCTTTACTTTTGGCACTGGCTACATAGGAGGACTGCCGATGGCAAGACGAGAAGGCAAGCGTTTCAAGATCTGGGAGGAGGCTGTCGCCTACCGCGACAAGCATGACCTCGAAGTCATCATCGAGATCTACGGGGCTCTGACAGGCATCACCTACCTGGTGCCCTGGCAGCCCAAGCCCAAGACCGAGGACAAGCCCGAGCCTGGCAAGCAGTACAGCCTGGCCGCGAAGGCTCGGGGCAAGACCTGGGCAGATGCTGAGATCCCAACAACAAAGTAGGAGGACTGATGAAGACCAAGCGACCAACAGGCAAGACCTGGAAGACAGCCAAGCTGTTCAAGGTCTACCTGGGCATGAAGGCGCCAGCTGGTGCTGCAGGGCTCAGGCTCATGTGGGCCATCGTTGGCCACAAGTGGGTCAGGTGCTGCACACCGATCACCAACGTCAAATTCAAGATGCGGCGCGCCATGTGGGACGAGCTCCCAGCTGGCGACCGTGAGCTTGTCAGAGCTTAGGAGAAGCGACATGGGAATAATTGTTGATGTCTACCGCAGTTTCCGAGAGAACGACGACTTTCTCGAGGTGACTGACTGCACCAACGGCGGGGTCACTAACTGCGAGACCGGCGTCCACAAGCTCACGCTGGTCAACGTCGATGGCCCGTTTGATCCCACGCCCACGCGGCCAGCAGCCTGGCTTGTGCCTGGCAACGTGGGAGGCAGCGCCAAGATCGTGCCGCATGACGAGTACACCAACAAGACCTGGACCATGTTCGGCGGTAACTACGCCGGCACCAGCGACAGCCGGTTCACCGAGGCTGTCGAGAAGATCACGGGCGCCACGTTCTACGGCGCCGTGCCTATCCATGACCGTGTCGAACACTGAGGAGGACTGACATGACAGTGATGACCAAAGAAGAACAACGCGCGCGGGACGCTCGGCTCTACCACGACGAGCTCGAGCACCAGCAGAGCTTGGGCAAGATCAGCGGGATCGAGGCATACGCCAAAGCGACCGATCAGCAGAAGGGCATCATCGCCTTTGGCATGACGCCGGTCGAGATGTTCCCTGAGACATGCGAGTACGGGGGCGTGGCTGACCACCCTGCCTGGAAAAAGGGCTTCGCCCTTGGCTTGATGACGGCAGCCAAGATGGCGAAAGCGATGGTGGTCTGATGGCGATCACCGTGTTTGACATCGACAAAGAGGTGGAGCGGCTCAAGCGCCGCCCACTGTGGGAGCTCAAGGCAATGGTCAAAGCCCTGAGCTTTGGACGCTGGTGCAATACCAGCGAGGAGGAGCTGCGGCTCGAAGCGGCCAAGATGGTTATGAAACAGAAGAGGAAGCGCAAATGACAAACATAGCTCAACAAAAATCAGCTCTGCAGAAACTGGCAGCAGCGTCTTCGCCCATCGACACAGCAATGGATCTGATCGATGACGCCTACCGGGTGCTGGATGTAATGTCGCGGAACGAGGAGCAGCAAGACCTGTTTCTCGAAGTCGATTCCATGCTCACCGCTCTGGTGTCACTGCAGAGCGATTTGCAGTCTGTGCTCGATACTTACCACGACCAGGAGGACTAACATGAAAACAGAAATAGCCTTTGACATGATCCGCGACCTGGGCAAGGCGTTCCGCACGGCTTGCATCGAGCGCGGATACGAGCCCCAGGGTGGCTGGGATGGCGATCTGATGAGCGGCCTTGCCGGCTTCGTCAAGCTCGAGCTCACAGACAAGGACATCCCTGGCATCACCGAGGCGTACACCATCGTCATGGCCAAGGCAGCAAAGCTCTGCTTCGAGGCAGCTCAGCAAGCTGCAGCTGAGGACTTCATCGCTGACCAGGACACGGTAGACCAGGTCACAGCCGGTAATACAGCCTGACCAGCGCGTCCTTGTAACGACGCTTTACGATCCTCGGGTCATTCAGCCCGAGGATTTGTGCAATCCGAGACCACCTCGGACCCCGCTGCCGGAAGGCAGCGCTCTGACATACAGCCCAGACCAGGCGCCGATCCTCGTCATCCATGTAGCGAAGCGCCAGATCCAAAGCCATCTCCCAGCGATCAATCTGCTCCCCCGTAGGCTTGAGCCTGGGCACCTCCATTGCATTGT